AACATCAAGGTTACTCGCAAACCTTGATATGCTAAGAATGCTTTAGTTACAGTTCCAACTAAAATACCAATAGTATCAGTTACTTTATTAAATGCTAATTGACCTAGCAATATTGATGCTATAGTCTTCTTCATTTCTGGACTAATTCCAGATAATGTTTTAGTGAACGTTTCTAATGCTTTAACTCCAGTGTCAAAGAATGGAGCTAACTGTTCACCAAATTGTATGAATTGTTCAGTTATTCTATTTACAATTGCATCGAATGTTTCAGCTTGGTTATTTAATTTAATTCCAAATACACTATCTAATGCTTTACGTGCAACTTCACCTGTTTTACTAACATCAAACATCTTCTGAGTAAATTCATCTAATTTCTCAGAGTTATTAGCTGCTAATGCTAAGAAAGTATTATAAGAAGTAGAATCTGCAATTATTTCACGAATTACTTCAACGTTACCCTTAGCTGCTATATTTAAATCCTGTATTGCTTTAGTAAGACCTTTAGCTTTTATTTCACTAACGTCAAATCTAATTGGTTTACCACCTTCATCACGTAATTCTCGCAATGCAGCAGCAGCTTGAGGAGTTTTGCTGATAATTACGCGCGATAATGATTCAATACCTGTTAATGCACTGTTTGTGTCAAAACCTTTTAATGTTAATGTTGCTACAGCAGCACCTAACTCTTGCAATTTAATCTTAGCTGCGTTAGCTGTTACTGCTGCTTGAGCAAAACCATTACTTAATTCTGGTATTGTAGTTACACCTAATTGTACAGTTTGATTTAGAACTGCACTAACTTTAGTTGCATCACCAGCACTCAGATTATAAGCACTAATAGTTTGAGCAAGTACCTTCATAGTTGCTCCAGTATCAGCACCACCAGCTTTAGCTAATTTAAGTCCTGCTGTCATTACAGCTTGGTTATCAGCAGCTTCAGTAAAACCAGACGACGCAGCTTCATAACTAGCTTTTAATGCGTCAATACTAGTTACTGCATTTTTAAGATCCTCATTAACTAGTTTCTGAATACTAGTAGATAGATTCTTAATAAATGGATCATTCTCAGGAAACAATGTAGCTACTTCTGATTTAACTTTATTGAATCTATTAAATGTAGTTAATGCAGTTAAACTAAATGAATCTAGAGCATTACGACTTCCTAATACTGCATCTTGTAATTGCGTGAATTGCGTAATAATGCCAATATCAAGTCCACTAGCTTGCATTGCTTTCAATCCATCATTAAATCCATCTAAGTTAGCTTTCGCATCATTAATACCAGTTCCTAGTATTGAGAATACTTTAACTACTCCAGTTACTGCAAATGTCTTATTTAATAGAACATCAGTTGTACCAAGAACCTTAGTAAACTTAGCTAAGTTATCAGAGTTAGTAAATAACTGTTTACCAAATGCACCTAACCCTATGTTAAGTGCCATTATCTTGAATTGTAATGAACCAACTTTCTCATTAACTTTATCAATAACTCCACTTATATTATCTTCACCTTGGAAGTTAATGTTAACGTCTTGATTATATTGATCCATTAGAACCCCATTAATTGATTTATACTTGTTTTCTTACCGTCTACGATTATCTCCTGATCTAGATCATTATTAATAACATAATCATTCCAATCTCTTTCTACTTCCTCAGCATCTCGAACTGATGGATCTTTACGTAACTCAGTTGTCTGATTAATCAGATCATGTATCTCCAGATCATCTAGTGAGTTAACTAGTAGTAGTGCATTCTCAACACCACCATATATCTCAATTAATGCCGCTAAATCTATAGCGTAGGAACTTCTGGTTGTTCCTGTGTCATTTTTTTTATTGCTTCACCACTATCTCCTCGATAATTAAGTTGATGTAACTGACTGATGAGAGATGGCTTGTACCATGTTTCAGCTTCAATCATCTTACCGATATTAGTGTATTGAGCTATTTCTTCAGGTGTAGATGTAGTGAAGAATATATTACTTAACTGTTCTAAATTATCCTCAAGTAACTCTAACTTGACTGCTCCATCTCCAACTACTGCTAGTAATTTAGATGTAGTTTCAATTACACTCCAACACGCATCATCAGCAACACAAGCCCCGACATTAGCATTATGAGTAAGAAAAAAGTAGAGGAGTTTCTGTTGTAGTACAATTAAGTCCTTTAACTTAGTGCGAGTTACACGCTTAACTGTATCTATAGTTCCGTCACTGTATGTTATATCAAAGTTATTCATAGATTTAAATAGTAGATTATTCATCTACTATTATTACATTAATTAGTTACAACCAACTTGAATAGGTACATAATTCCATTCATAAGGGAAACAGACACCTGGAACATCATTAATGAAGAATGGTATTTCAATTGCATCTGCCTTCGGATCAAGTGTAGATCCCGTGTAACTAGGTGTTACGTTATCACATTTAAAGTGAATTACTTTATTAGCCTTCGTAATTAGTAATGCACTAACTTTATGTGCGCCAACTACGTTATCACTAATACCAGTTCCAGTAAATGTTTCAGTTGTAGTTAAACTAACTGTTTCATTTGCGGTAACGAGATTATTAGAGAACTTAACATTGAGAGATGCTCCAACTGCAAATGTATCATCTGTAGTTGCACTAAAACTCGCAATACTAACTTGAGTTAATTGAACTGAGAGATTATTACGTTGAACAGATGCTTTACTAGGAGCGTTAAGTGCAACACCATAACCTAGAAAACCAGTTGTAACTGCCGCATAGTTATTCTGAGTTACTTGATAACTCTTAACTACATCTAATGTGCCAGTCTTAGCATCAAATTGATTGCCAATTTTAAATTGCAGGATCTCTGGTTGCATATAGGAATAGACAACTCGCAGAACTGGCATACGTCCAGTAATGTAACTACCAGAACGAGTCATTTCACCCTGGTTATTTTGAGTTGTTTGAATCTTTTCTTCAATACCGTTATCAATTACAAATCCAGTTGGAGTAGGTAGATGTAATAATGCACCATCAGATAGACGAGTTAACTTTAAATTAGCAACGCCTTTAATAGTGTCGTATAATTTACCGATTGTCATAATTGTAGCCTTAACAAATAGTAGGTTGACCTTCTGTTACGTTGAAGGAGAAACGGAGGAAACTATAAATAGGAGTTCCTAACTCATTCATTAATGTTCTGTATTCGCAACGTTTAGAAGTTGGTTCTATAAATACAGTTATATCATGTAATGCAAAACTAAGTACCTCATTAATATTATAATCAACCCAATTTAAATAAGGTAATAATACCTCTAGATTAGGTAACACTAATGAATAGTGAACTTGAATAGAGCTAAGTCGTTTATTACTAACAGTGTATTGTGAACTAGTTCTAAATACTTTAATTAGTGGGAAGTCTTGCACAGGTACATTAAACGCATCATATAAACGATAGCTATTAATAATAGGTACAGTTAATCCTTCGTCATTAGCACGTCTATTAAGTTCACGTTTAAGATAGTTAGCTATATGTCCAGTTAAGTAATCTTCATTAATCATGGTTTCAGCAACACCTTAACTATAGACTTAATTAACTCTTCGTATTTAGTAGTAGGTCTAGATAACTTCGCTACGTTAGGAATACCTTGATTAACTCTAAGTTTAATTGGATAACTAACTTCATCTAATATAAGTGGCGCAATATCACGATCTCCAACTGTGTAATCTCTCATCGTTTTAAATTGATTACTTAACTCAGTTAACTTATCACTGTTTATCTTCACCAGTATATATCTCCTTTACCTGTTTCATTAATAAACTCAACATCACGAAGTGCTGCTAACTTAGGTCTAGTTGTAACGTACACTTCAAGTCGAGTTATAGTATCGTCATAACTACTTCTATTAACTTCACCTGTTAATCTAATTGGTTGAGGTTGTGCAACTCCAACATTAGTTGCTACTAGAGGCATACCGGGAATGTATATGTTATGACCAGTAGTTAACATCGCCAGTAGACTGTATGCGTGTAACTTAGTATCTGTACTAGTTCCCGCCACATCACCACCTAGTTGCGCCATTCCAGTTCCTATGAAGTGGATACGCAGTAACTCCGCTATTACTAGATCATCAACAATAGTAGTTAGTATTGAGTGATTATTGATTAGCGGTAACTCATATATCTGATTGAGTATTAAGTTAAGGAACTCCTCTTGTTGTTCGATAACTTCATCAACCAGAACATCATCAACTTCATTACTAGGTAGACTACTATATGGTGCAGATTGATATTGACTTGGTTTGATATTAAGTCGCGCCTTCAATTTGCGCCCGATTGATTCCTTATTGCAGTAGATAGGTGTATAGGTCATTTATTCACCTTTAGCTATTTTTCTAGCTGCTCTGAGGAAATTAAGTCGTCGAAGGTCATCTTTCGTGCGATTTACTAATTTGAGCCAACCACGAAGTTCACGACTTATATTAGTCCCAGTTGATGCTAACTTTTGACCTACTTTAACTGTATCTTTAGTTTCTTTGTAGTTGATTCCCTTTTTTTTCTTACGCTTAACTTTATCTCGACCGCGTTTGAAGTTAGCTGTTCTAATGACAGCACTCCTATTGATATCTGTCATTAGGAACATATTACACCTTAGTTATTTCAGTTGTCTCAATTAAGTCACGTTGTTTAACTACTTGCTTCTTAACTCTCTCTGGACGATTAGCAGTACCAGCATCTATTTCATCTACGTTAATCATTTGATATGGTTCTAATGTAATCTCAACTGTTTCAAGTGATTTAACATAAGCACCATTATCTCTAATGTCTTCTGGTAACTGACCATAGAGATAAGGTAAGTTAGCTGGATAGATGTTACCATTACGATCCATGTATTGTTGAATTAAAGTTACTTTAGTTGTTAAGTTCATGAGTTTTCTGGTGTATCACCAGCTTGAGTTAAGAATGTATTTAAATCAATTATATTACCAATAGTGCCAGCACTTAATAATGGAGTTGTACCACCACTAGAATAAGTAGTGGCACTACCTGGAAATACATATTGTTTAGGAATAACAGTTAATGTGTTATTGAGAATATTAAGTGGAATAACGATACGTTGAACGGTTTTAACTACTGTAGTTGTATCATCCTTAGTAATAGTTAAGTTAATATCAACAATAAATTCATTTGTACCTTGAGCAATAGCACCAGTAAATGATAATGCTTTAGATAATGTAGGATTTAGTTTCTCACGGTTGAATGAAGATGAGATAGACATAGTTGTTACGGTAATTGGTTAAGTTAATAATAACATTAAATTAATTCCTCAACATCACCAACTAAAATAGCCCCATATCCTGCCAACTCGGCAGGGCTTATCAATATTTGCTCTTGATAGCTAGGGTCTGGTTGAGTCCTTTGAAGTAACGCTATGATGGCATCAAAGTGAGCTTGGGTTAGTTTACCCCCACGTTTTAAAGTAGTTAAATTTCCAATAATCCAATCAGGTCTTTTTTGGACAATAGCATCTAATATCCTTAAATAGACTGGACTCTCAGCTATAGCTAATACTTCATTGTCAGCAACCACCGCAGATACTTCCTCTAAGGTAGTTGTCACAGATACTTGTCCTATTGGCACTGGATTATCTACTAATACTTTATCGTTGAGGTATGAAGTTAATTCCCTGGGAGATAGTTCAGGGAATTGTTCAATTTGAGAAAGCAGCCATTGTTGTTTTGTCATGGTTTTTAATTATCCACTAATATGATTTTCCTCAAGCTACTGTGATGTTGTAATAAGATCCCTGATTGCGCTCAAGGGTTTGGCGGTCGGTGGTGGATAGGGCGGTATTGAATACCGCAACCTCTTGCACAGTCCCGTCCCGGAGCCATTGGCTGGCGTGAGACCCGCCGATGCCAATGACGGGTGGCAGCGTAATCGCTGCTCCTGTGTTCGTAGCCTTCTGCGTCCCGTTGATAAAATATCTGATATTCGCAACACCGTTGGCTGTGTTGGCTGTGTACGACATGAGAATGTTGGTGTTCACGGGATTTGCATACTGGAATGCTCCATGGGAGTCCGGGGAGTGAACCCTGAATCGGATAAAAGATCCGCCCGAAAACCCCATTAAGCCATTGTAGCCTCCTACTGGTGGATCGTACAGAACCACGGGGGCGTTGTCATCGCCCGACGCGGCAGCCGCAACAGCGCCGACATATCCGTTTGTGAACGATATTGGAGCGATGTTTAGCGTTGACGACAACAGCCGCAACGCTGGCTTTCCGTTTCGCGTCTCCAACACGCCCGCATTCACAATGCGCGGCCGCAGCCCCGCCGTTGAAACTGCATGACGACCATTGCCAGATTGATCATACCAGATAACAATCTCACCGTTGTCCAAACCGACAAATGCTAATAATGTAACTACATCTAAATCCTCTCCAATAAAACCAATATCTATCTGTGCATTATCACTAGTTCTCATTACTCTTATAGCTGCGCCAGTCCAAAACCTGGAAAGCCGTCTTAATCCATAAGCGACAGAGGCTATAGCAAAAATTAAATCAAGAACACATTTAAAACCACCCAACACCACCATTCTAGTAGAAGTTCTCATGGTGCAAAACTCCTAGCGCGTATAGTCCCTGTTTCTGAGTTAGCAGCCGGGGCAATTGCACCGTTAGTAACCAGATATCCCCACAAACTTGAACTGGTTAAAATAAACAATTGATTTAAGTCTCTAATAACGCCAACAACCTTACCCCCTCCTTTAGCTAAACTCATAGGTACATTGAAACCTACAGGGTCTAGAACAGGGTCAGAACCAATTGTCCAGATACTATTATCTGCAATATTTGTAGGTGCTGTAGGGTATAAGTGTACCGCAAAAGAAGTCATACCTGCTGGTACAGAAGATAGATTGAGAGATATTTCAAAATAAGAAAGGAATATACCTTTACCAGCTTCGCCTATATTTTGAAGTTGGAATAGACCGCCATAAACATCAAAGTTTGGTGCAGAAGCAGTATAAGTTGTGGTGTTAGCAGCGCGAGTAATTGTGGTTGAGGATGCGTAAGCTAATCCCGCAGGTGCAGCAGTCATGCTGACAGGTTGAATATTTTGGAAAAATGTACCTGTAACTGGAATAGATTTACCCCCTGTTACACCTTGTACTGCTACTGCTTTTGTTGCATCACTTCCTGGATTAGCTTGAACGGCTGTTTGATTAGTGGCACTAGCGTCACCACCAGATCCACCACTAATAGCAGTTACGAATTGTAGTAATGCTTCTACCTTCTCATCTTTAGTTAATTCAACGAAGGTCTTATTAACACCATTATCTGCTGCATAAACTTCATTGTATTTATCTATAAGTTGTTGCTTAGTTATTGTCATATTACTTAACTCGTTTGTTGTAACTACCAAATGATTCACGAATTTTAGGTGTTCTACTTGCTCCAAATGCTCGATTACTAAGTCCTTTAGGTTGAGATGGTTGAAGTGGTTTAACAGGTTGACGTGGTTTAAGTCTACTTAATAGTCCAAGTTGATTAGCTTTACGTGCAGCACCTCTAGTTGCATAGGTTTTAGTAACTCCAGTTCTATTATTACCAAGTGATCCAACTTTAGATCCTGCAACACCAGGAACACGTTTAGAAGCAGCTTTTCTAAGTAGATTAAATGATGGTAATTTAAATGCCATATTAATTAATGTAGTTTACTTAATTATAATTGGAAATGTTTAACTTGTAAGAAAAAAGGAGAATGTTATGTATTTTAACTATTTATCAGTTATAATGAGGTGACTTAGATAGTTAGTTAGTTTGTATCTAAGTCAAGTGTAGTTAATTAAGGATGAATTAGTCATGTCAGATAAAATTATTGTACAACCCTCTGTTATTAATGATGTTGAGTTTTACATTACTCCAGATGGACGGGATGCTGGTGTTAGTATTAGTGGATTGGCTCGATTATGTGGTGTTGATAGAAGTACCATTCGTGAGGTTATTAACAACTTATCTGATGCTGGGGGTAAAACAGTTCCAGAATCATTAGAACCTTTACGGGATAAGACTTTTAACCTGGGGGTTGAAGGAATTAATGGTGCAAAAATAGTAAGTTCAATTGCAGTAACTATGTTTGTTGAGTATTACTCGTATGAATCTAAAGCTGCTAATGTTACTGCACGTAATACTTATCGTAAGTTAGCTCAATATGGTTTCGTTAATTGGGTTAAGGATTTAACTGGTGCTGTTGTTAATGATGATAATAAAGCCATACTTAATTCACTTAAGTTACTTAGCGATAAAGTAGATGAATTATCTAATATAACTACAGAATATAAACAACTTAGAAATGCAACAATAACTAACTTTCCTAATCTTGATGTAATGTTAAATGAGTTAACTGTAACTACGGAACTAACAACTCATAATGGATATGTCATTTTAAGTGACTATATTAAGAGTAAGGGTTTTGTTGCAGATAAATCCACAATGCACAGATTCGCTAATTTAGTTGCCGATACTTATAAAACAACTACAGGTAATAATCCAACTAAAATTAACGTTAAGTTAGGTAAAGGTAGATATAGACCTAATACATCAGCTTATGAAGTTGAAATGATTCCTATGTTAGATATGTGTTTTCGTAAGTTAGTTAATAGTTAATAAATACCACTACTTCTCATAACTCGATTTAAATTAGGTGAGTAACTTGAGTATTGTTTACCTTGTTTATTAGCTGATCTTTTGCTGCGCGAAGTTGCCGCATATTGTTGTGGAGATAACTTATCTATTACTTTACTTGGTAGATAACGTTCTCCAGTTTTACTACTAGGTTCGCCGGATTTAGTGCGCCAGTTAGACTTGTTCCATTTATCTAAGTTACGTTGAGTCTTATTTTTCTTACCTTTGTAATTACCTCCAGCTTCTTCATATCTCTTAACTAATATCTGACTTTTCCTAGCACTCCATTTACCAGATGCAGTACCACCTACATTACTGTTCATTATGCGCGACTTAATGCGTTCTCTTAGAGTTGGTTTAGTGTAGTTGTTGTTCATAGGTTTACCAATTTATTTTTCTCGACCAATAGTTAGCTGAAAACTTATCATTTTTAGTTAACTCACCACTTTTATTTCTAATTCCACCACTACGAGATAAATAATTGGCGCGTCTTTTCTTATCTTTATGTTTATGCCAATCACTCATTGTACTGTCACCAAAATTAATTAATTTATATTTGGTAACTCCATTTATTTTCTTACTTGCTAAAACAGCATTCTTTTTACCAGGTCTAGTTGCAGCAGTTACTTGATTAGGAGTCCACCATCTACCAGCACGTTTAACTTGTCTCTTACGTTTATCCTTATCACCTTTACCTCGCGCAAAGTTAGCAGTAGTTAGGTTATTAATTGTAATTTGATTTAGATTAACGTCGTTTAGAGTTATCATTTTTAAGTCTGTTATATAAGTACGCACCACCTAATCCAGCGGCTAATCCAACTCCAGATCCAATTAATGCACGTTTAGAACCTATCTTATTAGATAGTTTACCAAATCTATCTAATTGTTTCTTATTATTTTGATTCCATCCAACTTCGCCTACTAAATCATGACCTTTAGCATGATACTCATATCCATTTATAATGTTATTTTTATTATCTTTATAATATTTAATTGTATCTTTATGTTTTTGTAAATGTTCAGTATTTTCATAATAAGGATCTCCTATTTTATCTTTTAATCTGTTAGTAGCATATATTAACTCATCTTTATATCTTTTATTTGCTGCAAGTTTATATTTACTAGGTTTAGTTGCATAACCAATACCAGCACCTATAGCACTACCACCAATTGCGCCGATTAAAGCGTTTCTTTTTTTACGAGGTTGTTTATCACGACCTCTACCGAAGTTAGCGATGTCATTAATTAATATCATTGTTTATTATTTACTACGTTTACTACTAGTTAACTTCTTATAAACTGCATAACTTCCACCTGCTGCTAATGCTCCAATTGCAGCACCTCCTAATAGACGTGATTTAATGATTTTATTACTTGCGTTATAAGCATCATTTTTAAGTTGTTTAGTTATAGTACGTCTAACATTAGATTGCGATTTACCTCTATCTTTAGCTTGTTTAGTAAACTGCTCAATTAACTTATTCGGACGTTCCATAACTTCACGTAACTTATCATCGTTTATCTTAGCTCCCGTATCTCGTTTAGCTTGATATGTAAGTACCGCTACTTTCTTAGCTTCATCTACAATACGTTTACCTGATTTAACATCATTACGATAATCATTAGCAATAAGTTCAGTTAGTTTACGTCGTTTATCCCTTATGTCTAACTTACTTACACCTAACTCACGTTTTCGTTGTTCAGTTAATGATTTAAGTCCAATCATATTAACTCCACTTCCTACAATTGCACCAAGTCCACCTACTGTACCTATGTTAACTAATCTAAGTTTACGCTTCTTCTTGTCTTTAGAACCTAGTTTACGTGCCATGTTATTTGAGCCTATTACGTTGTTTCTTTGCTCGTTGATTAGCTAAGTAACCCATTGTAATTCCAGTTCCTATAGCTGCACCTGCTAATGGTGTTGCTACTTTAACTAATCTATTTCCAACCTTCATCTTGTTAACAGCATTCTTATATTGATTTATTACATCATCGTTCATTGCAGTTGCTCTAACGTCATTCATTAAAGTAGGTTTACGTGCAATTGCATTATTTAAACTATCTTCACCTGATTTAATACTGGCATCAAACCCCTTAGTTAATTGTCTACTTACACCATATCCAATTGTTCCACCTACCGCAGATCCCGCCAATGCGTAGTTCCTTGTTTTCTTACGTTCATTAATTAGATCACTTCTAGTTAAACCAAATTGATTGCGTTTCTCTCTCTTAACTTTATCCTTACTACCAATACGTCTACCCATAATAAAAATGATGATAATTACTACCATCATTATAAGTGTTATTTGCTTCGCTGTTAATGTCAGTTTTCTATCTTAATGCACGTCCAGTTTTTGTGATGTTTAATTTTACCCTTAATTACTTTAATTAAACAACTACCATCTAGACCACGTGATTCTCGGAGATGAACTAATCCATAACAACATAACTGTTCATTAGTTATTAAGTTAGTTAATAGGTAACGTTTATTAACTACTTGTTGCCAACTCTTTTTAGCATCATTGATTAACTTATCTTCAGCTAACTTAGCAGCTTTATCAGCTAATAACTTATCTCTTGTTTCCTCTGATTCATTAGCTCTAACACAACTCCAACCGTTAATTTTGCGACCATAACGAGGACTATTTGGATTCATTAATGGGTACACCGCTTTAGCATTTAATCCAGTTTCTTCAGTTAAATCTTCCATACCGTAACGACAGAAACTAACACCTTCAGGTGTTGTCAATATGAAGCGTTCAGCATCTGGTAGATATTGTTTAATAATTGGTTCTGCATTAATATCTCTAACTTGATAACCGTTAATTAAATTAGCGTTATTAATGTGATGTGATATTGTCTTCTGACATATATCTAATTTAAGTTGTTCTTTAATAGCATCAATACCATAAGAACAAAAACTGTAGTTATCTTTATTTAAACTAATACATTCGTATTTGTTAACGTAATCTAAATATGTTTTATCTACAGTTACATAATCATCATTAAGTGATTTAACTTTATAACCTTTATGATTAGTCATCTTATTACGAGCAACTTTAATTAAACTACTTACATCTAAATCTAGTTGTTGTAAGTGAGTTACACCGTAAGTACAATACTCAATTCCATCTGGTGTAGTTATTAAGTAACGACGATTTCTAACTAAACTATTACCTCGTTTTAATTTAGCTTCAGAGGTATTGTTTTTTAATCTAGCAGAAATTAAAGTGCTACCTAACATAGAAGCTCGATAACTTTTATTCTGCCAACGACTCGTCATCGTTCTTTTTAAATACTCTTTACCTTCAGGTGTTAGAAAACAACCTTTACCACCATTTAATACGTTATAACCGTTAGGTGTTAAAGCATTATATTCTTTAATAAAATAAACTTCAGTTTTATCAATTTCTGACTGATCTGTTGTTTCTAAAGTTTTAATAATTTCAATTTTAAATTTATCTACACCATATTTCTTAATTGCTTTTGATAATAAACTTTTAGTTCCAACATAATTACCGGCTCTAATATGTTCTGACCAACGCTTTTCAATTGTCCTATTTGTTTGTCCAACATATTTTTTATCATTAATTGAGTTTGTCACCAAATAAATAAATTGTGGCATAATAATCTCATTTACGTCATAAGATCATTATACCACAACTTAAACTCGGTCTAGTTAGAAATAGGGAATTATTATCTAACTACTTGAGCATACAGATTCTTGGGAGAATAAATTACTGGTAAAACCATTGATCATTTTGTTACCACGTAAGCTCTTTATCCTACGTATCAGTAGTTTCATGTGTTATATCTACTGTTCAGACTATATCATCATCCACTTGGGATGTTCGGCACTCGTGGGTTTGTTACTGTCCGGTCTGGACTCGAAACCTAGTCGTTGAACCTTCAAAACCATTCCTGGTTAAGCTTGGCTGCTGATTGTCCACTTCTGGATGTTCCAGCAATTCACCGAATTTTTACTACTTAATTACTTAAATAGGCGACTACAAAAAGTTTCAATCGCTTGCAAAACATCGTTGATAGGCACAGTTGTCTTCTCATAAACACGTACCATTACAGGAGATTCAGTACCTGTTAATACACCATCTTTAACAACTTTCTGTTCTTCAGGAGTACCAATAGCTTGCTCACCCATTCCATCCTTGAGGAATACGAAGCAATTCTCATTAAGGAATCGAGCATTACTGATGTAGCTATCAATAGTATTAGTATTACCAGAGTAGGTATTATCTACTTGATAGAACTCATCATAATCCTTAATAGGAGGTAGGTTATTAGAAGCCATTACCTCTTGTAACATTGGGAAGCTAACAGAACCTACTTGTGCAAATCCAACTGATTGTCTAGCACGAGCAATAGTAGATGCTTGTTTCTGAAGATCACGCAATGCAGTATTACTCATTACGATGAGATCAGGCTTGTAACCATTAGTATTGACATAAGTAGTTACAGCATCTTCTAAGTTAGCGATACCATCAGCATTAGCGTAGTCAGTCCACTTGTTCAACTTAGGAGATGCAGTGTTACCAGTAGCAACAAGAGCATCAGGGAAGTGGTTATAACTAGCACCAGGACGACGGAAATCAATTGTCCATGCAACCTTAGTAATTGCATCAGATACACTCAATTGACCAGTCTGAACAACTTGCCAAGCCATGCTAGTAAGTCTATCAGCATGAGATTGGACGATCCCCTCAATGTGACCATAGAGATAGTTAACGAGCATATCGTTAGTACCCTTAATGACGGAGTTATCAGTTAACTTCATGGTCATAACACTAGCGCGTTTATAGGCAGCTTCTTCCATTGCCTTACGCATCTGTTTCTGAGTTACTTCATCGAATGAATAGCTATTACCTAACTTAGCTAGTTCACCGATTACTCGACGGAAACCACCATGAGAGATAACTGGAGGTTCAGCACCAGGAGCAATAAAGTTCGCAACTGGTGTGAGACGTTCACTTACGTATGCTAGGAACTCATCGTCCTCATACGTCTTAATAGGCATGAATTGATCAATAAGTTTAGTTCTCTGACGCAGACGAGCAATAGTATCGTCTACTAGAGTTTCGGCAACTTTAGCTTGCAACTTATCGGTAAGAAAATTAGAAACTGAACCCATAGTAAGAAAAAAGTAGGATAGTGGGCGCGATAACATACATCATTAACA